TTAGCAAACGTTTCAGGTGCAGGTAACATTGCGTCTATTAACTTAAATGGTTCATCAACTGATGTATTATATGGCAACGGTGTATTTGCTGGTGTATCTGCGACTAGTGCAAACTACGCAAACTTTGCTGGTCAAGTCGTTGACAACGCACAACCAAACATCACAAGCGTTGGTACACTAACTAGTTTAACTGCTAGTGATGAGATTATTGTTGGACCATCAAGAATCCAACTGTACAAGAACGACTCTACTATTGATCCTACAAACTTCTATGGTCAAGGTATCATAAGTGTTACTTCTACGATTGAAGATACTGCTAATAGTGTGTTCGGTATTAACCAAGTAGAACTAACTGTTCCGCAAGCAGTTAACGGAGATGGTAATAGTGTTAGATATGTCATTCCACCAGTAGATGGTACTGCAGGTCAAGTGTTGAGTACAGATGGTACTGGTAACTTATCATGGGCAAGCGGCGGTGGCGGCGCACCAGGTGGCAGCAATTCATATGTTCAGTTCAATAATGAAGGCGCATTTGATGGTGTTGCAGATTTCTATTATGATTCTGCTACAACCATATTGCATGTACCAGCAGTCGAAGGTATATTGATTGGTCAAGCAGATACAGCACTAAATGCACTTGGGTTAGATGCAACGTATATAACAGACGTAGTAATTCAAGGTGGTACTAATGGACAAGTGATAAGCACTGATGGCGCTGGAACTTTATCTTGGGTAGACCAAGCAGGTGGCGGCGGTACTCCAGGTGGTGCAAACACACAACTACAGTTTAACAACAATGGTTCATTCGGTGGAATCTCAACTGTTACATATGACGGCACAAGTTTAAACTTGGGCTCTGCTAGTGACATAAATATTACAGGAGGCTCGTCAGGATATGTTCTATCCACAAACGGGTCAGGCAACCTTTCATGGGTAGCACAATCAGGCGGCGGTGGTTCATCTGCTGGTCTAGAAAATACGTTCTTATTCATGGGAGCATAAGGAAACATCATGGCATCAACTTACAAAGTATTGGGGCAAGTTGCCCCAGCAGCAACAACAGTAACAACTCTTTACACTGTTCCATCAGCAACACAAGCAGTAGCAAGTACACTTTCAATTTGCAATCAAAATATTATTTCGGCAACTGTACGTGTTGCAATTCGCCCTGCAGGTGCAACATTAGCGCCCGAACATTATATTGTTTATGATGCAACTGTTAGTGCTAATGATTCATTGTTTTTGACAATCGGTGTGTCATTAGCAACAACTGATGTTGTCAGTGTTTATTCAGGTATCGACAACATCTCATTCAATTTATTTGGAACTGAGGTGTCTTAATGACAACATCAACTGCGACAAACCGCAACATTGCAAGTAAGGAAATAGCACAGCCTTACATGCCTTCGGCTCAGTCAATACCATACGCTAGACCTAGTGATTGGTTGACACTTCCTACCGTTTCAACTACTGACCAAACATTTGCAGGTTTGTTGGCTGTATTTGATGATGACAATAATTATGTTGCGTTCTCTGCAAGTACGAGTGCAGGCACATATACTGTTGATTGGGGTGATGGTTCTAGTACAGAAACATATGCAACTAATGCGATTGCATCGCACAAATATGATTACGCTGTCATCAGCGATGATACTATATCAACTCTAGGATATAAACAAGTTATTATCACTGTTACTCCTACAACTGACAACCTTACAGGTATAAACCTACAACAAAAATACGTTACAAGTCCTGTGTTGGTTTTACCACCAACTAACTGGTTAGATATCATAGTAGGTAGTCCGTATTTAAATAACTTAACTATCAGCGGCGGAGCAGGTAATACCACCAACTTGCCATTGCTTGAACAATTAACATGGATGAGCAAATTGGGTACGTTTACTGGTTCATCACAAATGTTTAGAAATTGCTGGGGATTAAAAAATGTAGTGTTTGAACCTACTACAATAACAAACCTGAACGTCGGTTCATTTATGTTTGGTCAATGTTACAGTTTAAAATCAGCACCATATTTTGAAACAAGTTCATTCACTACAATGGATGGTATGTTTAACTTATGTGCTGGCTTAGTTTATGTACCACCATATAATACACAAAACGTTACCAACATGACAAACATGTTTCAAGGATGTTCTTCGTTAAAATCCATTCCAACGTTCAATACAATTAAAGTAACTAACATGACCAACACGTTTGATGGTTGTAGAAGTTTGGTTCATATACCAAACTTTAATACTTCTAACGTTACAACAATGTCTGCTACTTTTTTAAATTGTGAAAGTTTAGAATCTTTACCTGTGTTAGATACTTCAAAGTTAGTTACTGCATATAATACATTTGGTGGTTGTAGTTCATTAGAAGTTTTTCCTGCATGGGACTTTGACACAGTAACTAACACTGCTGCTCTTTTCAGTGGATGTAGTTCGTTGAACTCTGTTGCTAATTTAAATGTAAGCAACGTAATTAACATGCAGACCATGTTTTTAGGTTGCTCAAGTTTGCAACAAATTCCAGATTTGGATACTTCAAAGAGTACGAATTGTTTTGGTATGTTTGGAAACTGTTATAGTTTAACATCTGCTCCTGATTTTAATACTGCAAACTGTATTAACGTTGCAACAATGTTTGCAAACTGTACAAGTTTGGGAACTGCGCCTAACTTAAATACATATCACAGTAGTAACAGTGCAAGTTTGTTTGCTGGTTGTAGTTCTTTATCCGGTGATATCACTATCCAAATTGACACTGGTTATACTTGTAATATTGCTTCACTAGTTACCAACTGCCCTGGAGTGGATACTTTAACTGTTACAGGAGGCGGAACAATTTCTGCTTTTAACACGTTAACTACATCTGCTAGAAGTTTACGTTCAGTAACTATTGAACCTTCTATCTCTCCTACAGTTATCGGTGCTGCAAACGCATTTGCAAGTGCAAACTCTCTTTCATCATTGAATATGGCTGGAAAAACATCATTTTCTATTGCATCTTGTATGTTTGGAAAGAATGGTATTGAAAATGTATTTGGAGACTTGATAGCAAATGCAACGTCTCAAACAATTACAATTTCAAGTAATCCGGGCGCTGATACCGTGCGAACTATTACTGCTGGTACTTGGGCAAACAATAGTAGTACGATAACATTTGCGGGCGCACCGGCAAACGTGGCTGTTGGTATGGTTGCGTATGGTACTAACGTCAGTGGTACTTGGAGGACATGTACAGTTACCGCTGGTACTAACAATATAACAGTTACTGGTATTAACATTAAAGGTGAGGCTGCTATCTCATTCAACACCACAAGCAATGGTATAAATCAATATCAAGTGTACTATGTAATAGGTGATCCAGGCACTACATACGCTGGCACATTCCAAATCTCTGCAACAAAAGGTGGAACTACTCCAGTAACTATAACATCAAATGGTTCTAAAGAATGTCAATGGGAAAAGATTGTCACTGATATAACTGGTAACGTTGTTACTGTTAATAACTCACTACCTGCAGCAGGTACATCAGGTTCAGTATCGTTTAGATATCTAAATACATATCTAGCCACGTTGAAAAACTGGACAGTTACAGGATAAATTATGTTTTACAAATTAATAGACGATATGTTAACGTCAGGACCTTTTGTTACGTTTCCCGATGGTGTCTCTCTGAGCATTGACACTATGGGTGATGTAGAACTTCCACACGAAGGTTGGCATTACTTTGCCACTGAACAAGAGGCAAAAGACTTTTTCGGGATTACAGAATGATTGACTTTACAAGTAAGCAACTAAGTTACATTGTACTAAGCATAGCCGGCGTCGGTGGCACCGGTTATCTTACATTGAATAGTAAGGTAGATGACATTGATAAGAAATTAGCAGTGTCCATTAACTCAACCGAAAATACAACTAGGATGATGGACAAGATTGAAAAACAACTTGTTCGTATTGAAGATAAATTAGACCGTAAACAGTCCAGTAGATAAATATCAATAGTACAGTAAGTTTCTTTTAAAACAAACTATCTAATGCCATTGATAATATTCCTTTATGGTTCTTACTGTACTACCTTTTTCGCCCGGGTGCTAGGCTTTTTATTCATTGTCATCTTTTATTCCGTTTCTAGCATCTGGGCATCTATATACATTATCACAGTGGATGTTCTATGTGATAGATTTGAGTCTGAATGCCTTTAAGTGCTAATATCGTTTGTTGATATTGGCACTTTTTTATGTCTGTATAGAAACCACTACCAATGTCACCTTGCTCTGTAACACTGGCTGTCTCAATTTCAAATCTACCTGAACTATTCAATTTCAGTAGTAGATAGGCATCGATGTATGGTGGTCGTTCTAGGGGTTTCATATTAATATTGATTGATTCTGTATGTGTTTGGGCTAGTCTTAACTACACGTACAGTTTTACCTTTGCTTGCACCACAGAACTCAGGCAACACATAACCTTGAGATTTACCTTTAAACTGACATGGATCTTGTTTGTCTGCGTGTTCAGCATAACTATCAAACATTGGATTACCAGGTCCGATACCAAACACACATGCCTTCTGACAACCTGTAGCACAACCTGAGAGAAGTAGGATACTTGATAGAATGATGATTAGTTTGTTCATGTGAAGATTAACAAAAAGAGAATGATTGCCATACAATGATTTATCAAAGTTGAAAAGATGGGGCTACTGAAACCTTCCCCCAGGGTGTGTGACTAAAGTGTTAGTGACTGTCAAAGTCTAAAAATCAAGTCACTAACAGCCTATCAGTAGTTAGGCGAGAGATTACTTTGTGAGTTCCAAATATGTGTATGTACCGTTGTTAGTTAAAACTTTCTCACGTTGCTTCCAGAGTTTGATTTCTTCTTTGTATACTGGGATCAACATGTCACGCACCTTGCGAAAATAAGATGTAGTATCACTATTGCGTTCGCACAAACGAATGTCTTTACGCATTTCGGACACTGTCTTTTTACAGAATTTAAGAATCTGTTTGGTCCACTCAGCCTCGTTGAATGACTTTTGATGATTAGTAGAATAATCGCTCATGTAGATTTGCATGAACTCATTAGCACGAACACCTTTGTAGTAAAGATGACTTGGTTGCTTGTTACCAACCACAAACTTTGGATGTTTTGCACGAATCTCTGAAAAGTCATTACCATCAAAACTGCGGTCATAACGGTCATCACGAATGTAAACGAACTTAAATTGCTTGTTGATAGATTTAGTCATTTTAGAAACTCTGCTTTGTTGAAAGAAAAGATAGTATACTACGAAACTGATTATTTGTCAATTTCGTAGTGTTGTATTTTTACAACTCGTCTTCAGCCATTTCTTGCTGGAATTCTTGACGCATTTTGAGACATTCAACCATGCGTTGTAGTTCACCAAAGTAAACATCAAATGAATCGTCAGTTAGTTCATAGTGACGCATTTGACCTGCGTTATTGTCAATACGCTTTAACAATTCCTCGTCATCATAATCTTCAAATTCCTCAGCGTATGACTGATACTGACTACCAAACGTTTTTGCTTGAACTTTGACAAAGTTACTGAAAGCGTTAGACTGATACATGAGAAAAACTCCGTTTTGTTGAAAGAAAAGATAGTATACTATGAAACTGATTATTTGTCAATTATGGTGTTGTTATTCTGCAACATCATCTTCATAGTGCTCATAGTACTCAAGAAAGTCGTCAATTTGAGCCCGCATTTGTTTCATAACTTTGAACTTGATGTGGTCTGGTTGACGTTTGAACTTTGTAATCAAGTCTTCCATATACATATCAAAGTACTCATTCATTTCTGCTTCTACATCAAATTTGAATTCTGACATTTTAAAACTCTCTGTGTTTGTTGTTGATGTAGTTATTATACAACCAAAATGATTAATTGTCAATTCAGACAAAAGTACTCATTTTTTACTGCACATTACTTTAACAGTAGCCATTGCGATGCTTCCGGGAATAGCATATTCCCAAGAATTCATACTATTAACATCCATTACTGTACCATTTGAGAAATACTTTGTTGCTACAGGGACACGAAACATTTGGGTTGGGCAATGAACCTCGTAACGTGCATACTCGTATGTACTGCTATTTGGGTAGGCGATATACTTCCAACCACTAACTACACTTTGCTGTCCATAAACAAAACTTTGTTTATCTACATATTGATGTGAATCAATAGTACTACCTACTGCAACCCAATTTTGGGCACTTGCAGAACCAATACCAACTGACAACAGTAATCCTACAAGCAACTTGTTCATCTTGAACCCCATGTGTTAATCTATGAATAGAGTATACAACTTTATCCATTTTTTGTCAATTCAGACAAAAGTATTCATTTTACAAACCAACTTGTTTTGCAAGTTTGTCAGTTTTATTTTTTGTCTCATTTGTCATTTTTTTGATTTCAGCAGTAGTCCATTTTTCAATACGCATCCATTGGTCACGTTTAGTAAATTGGTCACATGAAAGGGTGTACGAATGTGTGGGTGTGTCGAATGTTACACCGTAAGTTTTAACTACATCATTACCGAATTCAAAAGTTTTAATGTTTGTGCCACGCTTTGCAAGTCCACGAGCCTCAGCCCAACAGTTGGGAACTTCAATAGTTTTAGTCTCTTTTGCTTCTACTGTAACTGACATAGCCAACAAAATAAGAGCAGCAATTTTTGACTTCATTTTGTTTCCTTTGTGTTAAACAATAGAGATAGTATACAACCAAACTGATTTAACGTCAACCGTGTGTTGCAGAAGTACAACACCCATAGGTTGACCGAAATAGAATTTTAAAGATTGCTTTTATAAGGAGTACCACTTCTAGCAAATACTACGTGTAAGCAACTACTATGAATAATTGTATTTCGGTCACAATTATTTAAAACGAAAGTATTACATTTGGATAGTACTAAAGTTGTAAATCAGAAGTACTAATTTTCACCAAAATGTTGACATTTTTGTTTCTTTTCTGTAAACTATGATAAATAAGTATGTTGTGAAATAGAACTCACGACAATCTCTTAATCTGACTAGAAGTTCCCGTTTTGACGAGCGGGACTTCACTTTCGTCAAAAGTGTTAGATAGAGAATAAGTCAGACGCAAATGAGAATAAATTTAAACGTACCATTTACCGATAAAGATACAGTAAAACGCAGAGGCGCTTTATGGGATCCTGCACGTAAAACTTGGTATGTTGAAAATCATTCCCAACTAGAGTTATTCTTGAAATGGATGCCTAAGCATCTACTGAAACCCAGTTAACTAATTAATGAGTTTACTGTGTACTCTACAACACAGCGAGAACCCGTTCTGAGTGTGACGGTTGCGATGCGAAGATTAGCGCAGATTTTATAAGACTACCCCTCGCCAAGTAGGGATGCTTTAAAGTAGGAACGACAACGTTGTTTCAAACTTTCTTATAATCTTAATAGTAAAAGATGTAGCGATACACTTAAAGTTTTTGCCCCGGGATAGTAATAGCGATAGAGCCCGGGGGCTGTTCAGTGATACCCAATGATTTCAATCACTGATGATACAGCGTTAAACGGTAACTTCTCATTCATTTGAGTTTGTGCGATATAGTCAAACCTCCACAGTAAAGTTAGAATCATTGTCGCACTCGTTGAACGAGCCTCAAGAAAAACAATTTTCTCAGCCGAGTAGGTGTCTACATCTACTCGCCTGTGCCTAAGAAATGTATAGATAAGTCCTCTAGTAATTGAATTAGTTCTTCCTCTAATTAGTTTTAAAAGAAATAAGCACGAACAAACGAAGTTTGTGATGTGCTAGTCCTGAGCGAAGCGATTAGGACTTTAAGTGAGTTCTAAGGTTCTAGTAATAAATATCTCTGCGTAAATACAGGTTAATGAAACCTAGAAGCCAGGGAAATAGGTCCCTGGCTTCACCTATTTAGAAATGGCTAAAAACCAGTACTTAGGGACTAGTTTTTGCCCATTTCAAGTAAATACATCATAGGAGATATTGACTATGATACGCAAGATATTTTATAATCGTAAGGTGACCTCAGCAAATACTACATACCTTACCATCAGTGACGAAGATACACAATTCTTAATTACAAAGTGTATTCAGATACAAAGTTACATGGGTGAACTTTCACTCGTAAAAGAAAAGGAAGTACGTGATGTATACAAATGGTATACAACTTCAACAAAGACACTTCCTTACTCAAATTCAATGAAACGCTACAACTCACCACAATCATTTGTCAGTGGTACATTGAACAACTTAATGTTTGGGCAACAACGAGAAATCACTGAAACTCAAAGTGAACACTTGCAAAACATTATAAACAACTACCAACAACTTTCAGATTGTCTCAGTGACGAATACAAAATTAGACTTCAAAAAGAAGCAAACACTGATTCAATCCTTTTCGTTGAAAACATCATGAGGTTTGAATAATATGTCAATTGAATACCACAAAGTAGTTAAACACTATGGCAATCAAAACTTCCAAGCAATTGTGTTTAGATACGACAGAGATGTACAGGATCAGTCTATTGGATTAGTTGATGTGTGGGTCTTTACAAAACACAATGAATGTGTGTCTAAACTTCGTATTGATATGGATAAACTTTCAGAGCAAATCTATCATAACCCAGCAAGAACTCAAATGCCAGAAAATGACATTGATGACTTGTATAAGATATTTGACAGTATCCTAGAAGAATCAGTTAAGCAAGAACGAATGATTGAGAAACTTGAACATGAGGTAGAAGTTCATGTGCAGGATGAAACTGATTTATTGATTAGAGCAAGCGAGGCTGCATTGTCAGCACATCCCATGTTATCAATAGAAGAAATGGTACAACAGTATGAAAACAATAAACATAACAGATAGAAAGTTTTCAATAGATGCACTAGAAGAATACTTGTTTAAGAACTGTTTACCCGGCAAGTATCATATCAATTGGCATCATGGTAAGTGTGTCTACGAAATGGAATTAAAGTGGACAGGTAAAGTCTTTGTAGACTTACATTAAATTTACCCAAACAGTTATAATCACGTAAATATGTGATTATGGCTAACATTCAATCAAAAAACGCCCCACCAGAGTTTGAGCAGGACTGGCACACAGATCCTGACAAACCTACCTTATCTAGAATTAACAGAATCATAGGACTAACCGAAATGAGACAAAGCGAAAAACTATTGCAAGTAGATACAACACAACAAGTAGAGCCTGTTGAAATGTCAAAAGTCTATGGCTATGATAATCAAACAAAAGAATGGAAACCTCTCGGATACAGATGCTGGAGTTGCGGTAAAGTACTAAGAGAGGGTAGAGTAACTGAGAAACATCCATTAATATGCAAACGCACGATTAAGATAAATAAGTCAGAAGAAGAAGCAATTCTAAAACTCGTAAGGAAATACAAAGATGCCAATTCGTAGAACAGATAAAGGTTACTACTGGGGAATGCAAGGTCCTTTCCCAACTAAACAAAAAGCAGAAGAAGTAATGATTGCTGCTTATGCTAGTGGCTACAGACCTAAGAAAACAATTAAAGTAGAAAAGAAGAACAAATGAACTATAAACTAGAAAAAGGACCCGACGGAACAGTCTGGGTCTCAATTCAACCATTGCAACACGATATCAACAAGTCACTAGAACACTTAGTATCAATTGATACCTCAACTATGACTGAGCAAGAGCAAGATATCATGGAATTCAACATTCTAGGCATGAAAGCAATTTACACATTCTTGGGTGCATTACTAGAAGAACAAAAGCAAAAAGAGTACAGAGATGCGAAAACTGATTGATAGACCAGATACAAGTAACATTAAAGTCTTTGACAGAATGGTAACTGAACTCAGCCCATACATGTCAGAGATTGAGATTGACTTGATTGTTGAGTTTATGACTAAGATTAAAGACTCAAAGTTTGATATCAACCCATCAATTGAAGATAGTAAAACACAGATTCAAATGATTATTGGACAACAACGCTATAAAGATATCGTTGATGCTTGGAAACAAAAGAATCAAAAGATCCTCACAAGTTGGGGAACGCTCAAGTACAAGAGTAAGACAGATCCCTCAGATACAACATTGTATGATGGATTAGATGATACAGATAACCCAGACGATTGGGAAAAGGTTTATGTCTAAGATGACAAAGCAACAGTTTATAGGGCACATGTTTTGTGATATGCGTTATAAACAACTGAAGGATAAGATTAAGTACCATTCACTAGATACAGTAATGGAACTATATACTATTCATCAAAGTCTAACTAAGTCAGTAAGATATAACGACTTACAGAAAACATTTGAAGAACGATTTAAAAGAGAACATGAAAAATAAGCCAACACAAGCGTTTGTTTACAAATGGATTCACAAGCCTTCGGGCATGTGGTACATTGGATCACGCACAGCAAAGGGCTGTCATGTTGATGATGGATACATTTGCTCTAGTGATACTGTAAAGCCCATGATTCAACAGAATCCAGAACAATGGGAAAGAACTATTATTGAAACAGGCACACCACAGGATATGCGTAAACTTGAAAGTCGTTTACTACAAGACATGGGTGCTAAGAACAACATTATGAGTTTCAATCGTAGTAATGCTGATGGTCCACCTAGAAAGGTTAGAACCGTCAATGAACTAAGAAAGAATATTATGCCAACAACACCTTTGAATAATAATCAATCCTTGGCAAAGGAAGAAGAAAAGCCTAAGAAGAAGGGTAGAGGTGGTGCAAGACCAAATGCAGGACGCAAAACAGGCTCAACTGTTAAACTATCAGCACAATCTCTACTAGCAGCAATTGCAGATGTAGACGTTCCTTTTGAACAGGGTCTCGCAGAAGACTATCATAAAGCAAGATTGAGTGGAGACTTACACGTTATCCAAAAGTATCAAACAATGATTCTAAGCAAAGTAGTTGCTGATAAGCAAGAATTAGACGTAACAAGTAACGGACAAACAATGGGTGTTGCATTCAACTTCCCATCAAGTGAGTTACCCGACTGGCAAGATGTCACTACTAAACATTGATATTCCGTTGTATGGTGAGCAAAAAACCATTCTAGCAGATTGGCTCACTACTGACAAGCACAACATTGACATTGTGCCCGTAGGTAGTGGGAAGACCTTCTTGGCTGCAATAGCCTTGCCAATATTCGCTAGTGACCCTCGCTATCATAAAGGAAAGGACATTATCTATTCAGCGCCCACAGGTGCAATGATTAAGTCCTTAATCTGGGAGCCACTCAAACATAGTTGCATGAAGCACTTTGGATTAGTTGACGGTAAGGACATTAACAATAGTGAACTTACAATCAAGTTTCCAAATGGTACCTTCATCCGTTGTAAGAGTGCAGAGCAAAGAGAGAACCTAAGAGGTTTAAACGTTGGTGTTTGGGTAGCAGACGAAGCAGCATTGTACACACAAGATACATTGCAAGAAATTACAAACCGTCTTAGACCTAAAGTAGGACAACCTGACACGTTTGGTAGATTGATTGTTATCAGTACGCCCAACGGTAATGGTCCTATGTATGACTTATACCAAGCAGCATTACGTAACCCTGAAAAGTACAATGTTCGTCACTTTAACTACATGCAAATGCGTTCAGGCAATCGTTCATTCATTGAGGAACAGAAACGCATTCTAAGTCCATTGAAGTTTGCACAAGATTACATGTGCTCATTCGACCAAATTGCTGACCAGTTTTTCTATACATGGAACAAACACAAATACTGTGTTGACACTATCACAGACCGTGGTGGTGATTTGTACACATTTCACGACTTTAACAAACGAAGGATGACAGCAATTGTCGCACAAGTTATTAACCCAGGAAAACAAGATGGAAAGATTGAGGTACTCAAATCATATGCTATCAACGATTGTTCAACCGAAGGGATCGCACAGGCAATACGAGATGATTTTCCACGTAGACGCATCAACTCAATCATTGACATGTCGGGTACACAAGTTAACAGAGATACAACAAGTCCCTTTGGTATCACAGACAGAATCATCCTTGAGAAATACGGGTTTACAATCGTTAATAACAGAAATTCAAACCCACTCATTGCTGATACAGATAATACTAGTAATAGTTTTATCAATCGTGGTGGTCTTGTCGTTCGTTCAGACGACCGTGACTTACTTGATGCGTTGGGCACGTACCATTTTGAAGATGGATCACGCAAAAAGTTAGTAAAGTATACTGAGCAAGCATACGCACACATTGACGGCTTGGGTGACTGTATTCGTTATGGAATACATCATCTATTCCCTATACATCACGTTAACGCAGGACCCAACTACGTTAGTGATGATCCTAGGTTAAACCGTCGCCCGGGCGTTGAACACATGCCTCACTCACCACTATACCCAGGTGGACCAACATGGGAAGAACTATTAAATGAAAAAGATGAAGGAACTGAAGATTACGTCAGTTGGTAAATAAATTATGTCAAGAAAAAAATCACAAACAACAGAAGCAGAATACAGAACCTATTTTAATAGTCATGTAAAAGAAGATGATTCAGGTTGCTATCTATGGACAGCAGCCAAGAACAATATTGGATATGGCATGTTCAGATACAGAGACGGTATGGCAACAGCACATAGAACTCAAATGGAGATGCAAGGACATAACATCACTGGAAAAGTTGTTTACCACACATGTGACAACTATCATTGTGTTAATCCTGACCATCTTAAAATCGGAACACGCTATGACAAAGCGCAAGTGATGAAGGCTAAAGGACGTGCAGGGTTGATTTACAAAGACCCTAAGTACCTCAAACAATGCCCTCACTGTGGCAAACTAGCAAACCCGGCAGTGTATGGACACAGTCATGGCGACAGATGTAAGCACAAAACCAATGGCGAATAAAAGAATAAATAACTTAGATAGCCAATATTCTCTTGGCTACAGCCATGAGAATTTTACAAGGAAAAATGAATGAAGAATTCAGAATTGATGAGGAAAAATCCCCTATATCAAAATACGTATGAAACAATGTTAGCGTATCAATATGCGTATTTAGGTGGACAAGTCTTCAAAGTTAATGTACGCAAGAAAAGACCAAGTGAAGATTCAACATTATATTTGGATCTTATCAGTAACACTATAGCACAACCCGTTTGTCGTTATATTGTTGACAGTATCAATGATGTATTGTTTGAGCCAGGTGTTAAACGCATGATTCGTTTTGCATCACCAACAGGACAACAAGTGTCTACAGAAAACATGGAATGGCAAGAACTATTCCAGTTAGATGCAGACCTTTCAAACAGAACTCTTACTGGGTTTATGGAGGGTGTTGGTGATTTGACAAGTATCTTCGGATATTGCTGGGTTGCGGTTGACATGCCCACAAAAGAGCAAGGCACACTAGGTAGACCTTATGTTTGCTCTATCAGTCCTATCAACGTATGGGATTGGGAATATGAAAATTACGGTGGCAGACCTATACTAAAGTACGTAAAGATTATGGAGCACGAAAGTGACAAATGCTACTACTTCAAATGCTATCACTTAGGTGACGCAAACACACCAAGTTACTGGCGTAGTTATGAAGTTGAAAAGGGTGCTCCTGTTGAAAAAGAAGTTGAACTAACGGGTGAAGGTTATTTCCCACCTGGTATGGGCATCCCAGTATTCATCGCATACGGTCGCAGAGACCCACGCACAATGGAATTAGGTATCAGTGATATCGATTCAGCAAGTGACGCAATGCGTGAACACTATAAACTAGAATGTGAAGCATACACTTCTATTCAGTTCGCCAAGACATTGATTCGTGCTGATAACGGCGTTAAAGTCCCAGCACACGCAGGTGCAATCGTTCGTGCAACACAAGGTCAACTAGAAGCAATTACAGTTGATACCGGTGACGTTGATAAGATTATCTCAAAACAACGTGACATCTTAGAACAAGTTGAAGCACTAACTGGTTTAGGTGGCTTACGTAATAGTAGAAACCAAGTTGCTTCAGGCGTCTCTATCATCGAAGAACGTAAACAATTACACAGAATCGCAAAAGCCAAAGCACGTGAAATGGAAGTAACAGAAGAACAAATCTGGACTTATGCTGCTCGTTTCATGGACATGCGTTGGGCAGGTGAAGTCGTTTATGGCACTGACTATGAATCACATGACACAAACTATCGCATGGCTATTATGAAAGAAGCCAAGCAATTAGTACCTGACAATGAAATCATCAATGGTTTAGTGATTCAAGAGATGGTTGCAATGCTTGCACCACCATCAGAAACACAAGAGTACTTGAATGCTGTTAAGCCTACATTAGGTCCAGCAATGCAACAACTAATGACTGAACAAGAAGATGAAGTTTACTCACGTGACTTAGGATCACAAATCCCTGAAGAAAATGAATTTGTATTCGTTGACGGTGAGTGGGTCAAGAAATCTGAAAATAGTAATGAAGACGCAGACGGCGTAGATGAATCAAACGATTACGTTGGCGGTGGAGACACTACTATTCAATACATGGGTGCAAGTTATACACCTCAGCAAGCGGTAGCAATACAACTTTCTGGTATCAACACAGGTCGTTAATAAGGTTAAATCCTTATTGTACGACTTTGATAAATACTTCTACAACTCGGTGATTCCGATATAATCAAGGAAAAATAAATGAACGAATTAAATGACGTTGGCAACGATTCAGCCGCTGGTAACCAATCAGTTGATGTAAATCAAGAAAATGGTACTGATGCACCAAGAGTAAACCCTGGTTCGATTCGCAAGAGTCAAACTCAAAGTATTCTCAACGCATTGTCCAACGCAGCAGGGACACAGTTCGAATCTGTAGAAGCCGCAGCAGCATGGGCAGCACGTGTAGGTGCTCAACAAAACTTCGGTGGCTCCGAACAGCCAGTGGACAAACCAGTTCAACAAAGTAAATCTCGTGGCAAAGACTCCGATTTACATGAACAGTTCAGTAAACTTCAGCAAGACTTGCAGTTAAAAGAGCAACGTCTACGTGAGAAGGAACTTGATTCTGATATTCAACGTAACATGGGAGAACGCTTTGACCCAGACTTGTTAGACTACGCTTTGAGCAAAGTAAAATCAAACATCCAATGGAATGATGATGGCACTTACTCAATCGTTAACAGTAAAGGTCAAGAGAGATATGGAAGTGACGGTAATCCATTAACACTACAAGGTTTAGTGCAAGAAGTTGCTAAAGGTAACCCAAAGTTATTGAAGCAATCAGCACAGAACAGTGGTTCAGGTTTACGTCCAGGACAAGGAAGTTTTGCGGGTGAGATGGGTGAAAGTATCCCAGATTACACACGAGATCCAGCAGCATTTAATGCATGGGCTCAACGAAACGGCTTAGGCAAGAATGTTGGTTTAAAAGGCATGACTGTCTCCGCATCTGTAAGTTCTGGTAGTAAAAAATTATTTTAAAATGCCAACTATCATATTTTAAGGAGATACACAAATGGCTTACGTATTAGGCGGTTCACACGGTGAATCAGACGGTTTCACAACAGCAATTGCGAATTTCGCATTACGTGCAATGCACGAATCAAACGGTCTAGTCAACTTGACTAACGTTGTTACACCTACACAGGGTAACGAATACTTGGTACCAACATTCCAAGCAATCACATATCAAGATTACAACCCAGCAGCATCTGTTGTCGGTTCTGCAGGTTATGGTAACGCTAACATTCAAGACCCATCATTGGGTCAAAACAGCATCACTGCTTCTCCAGCAGTTGCTACTACAGCGTTTGACGTATTCTACGGATGGACAACTTCATTCCAATTGGCTGCTACATTAGGTGGTGAGTTGGGCGAGTCATTCGCAGAAAAAGTTGACCAACGTGTTACTGCTGCATTCTTGGCATTCAAGGCAACTGCTGGCAACACTATGGCTGCTACAAGTGCTGACGGCTTCGCTCGTGTTGCTGCTCTTGGCGCTATGGAATTGATCCCTGCTGAAGCAACTGCAACTACTGCAACTGCTGGCTTCACATCAAACACAGTTACTGAAATGGTTCGTAACATCAAGCAAAACTTCAAAGTCGCACGTATGCCTGGTTCACCAGTTATCGTTATCGACAGTAACGGTAATGACGGCGTAATCGGTTCTACATTGAATCGTCTATTGGCTGAATTGACCGGTGGTGCTGTTTCTACATCTGGCGGTTCTAACTTGTCAGCATTGGGTAACGAATTGTTGTCTTCAGGTAAAATTGAAAACATCTACGGTTGCCAAGTTATGTCAACTACATTCTTGCCAAGTGCAACTCGCACTGTAGCAGGCGATGCTGACCAATCTGTATTGGTCGGTGCTTACTTCGGTGACAGTGCTTTGTTCACAGTTATCAAAGAAGGTCTACAAATCAAGACTGGTGAGGCTCCACAAGGTCTACAACAATGGTTGACTGGCTTAGGCTACTTCGGTGCTGGAGTTGGTGACGGTCGTCGTGGTGGTGCTATCAACATCGTCCAAGGTTAATCTAATAGATGAAATTAAATGGGGCTTCGGCCCCAACTATAGGGAAGTAAAATGAGTGTACCATATCAAAGAATTAGCGATGCAACTGTAAAAGATATTATCTTTTATGATCCAGCAGCGGAACGCCGTGCAACAAACATGGCTGTTGATTGGGACCCTTACTTCAAAGTCAGTTCACAAGAATGGCTTTACAAGTTAGAGTTCGGATGGTGGAACAAGTATTGTGATACAGTATTTGGTGCAAATTATTATACAAACAATAGTCAAGGTGCATTGATAAGTGCGTTTGATCCTAGTTTGCTCATTAAAAGTGACCAAACATTGATTAGACTTGATACATTCGGTGCAGTTATGGTTTTCTATGAAAGCCTTGTAACTGATGTATCAAACATGAACGAAGTCGATTTACAAAACTACGAGTTTGCAAAAACACGTTGTCAAAATGAATGGACTAAGGCACTTGAATTGATGAACTTCTATGATTTGTATCAAAACGCCCCCGATGGTCCTACAACAAAGTTGGAAGAAAACTGGACAGCAGACGTAGATTATTTCAACAACGACAGGAGATTCTTCTAATGGCACTACCACTAGTAGACCGTAACGAAATTATTGCAACATTGCTTGCTACTATACCAAAGACTACTCCTCGTATTGAGGTTAGTGGTGTATATCCAAGCGATGATTCAGTAGTTAGTTATGGTATATTTGTGAGTGACGTTAGCACAGTAGACAAAACACCTTATCAATTAGGTGTTCAACACTGTGGATCAATCTATACAGTAACTGATGAAGTACAAGTACTTTATGTAAGTTACCAGGATGACAAGAATGTCCCTCAAGTTACAAATAGCATACAAAACCTATCCAGTGATTTAACTTTGATGAATGGTTATCACGAAATGGATTTTACTCAGGACGTTGTCTTGGGTACTCGTTCTGAAAAACGTACCTATACATTTTCATTAAAACGATTAGAGTTCTTAAACTAAGGAGAAATAAGAAATGGCTCGCATTACAACAAACACAACTGGTACACAACCAGTATTAGAAATCAGTACAGACTTAGCAAACGTTGAAGTCGGATCTATGTCCGTCATCTGCTTGCAAGATGTAACGATTACAAACTCAACTGGTGTATATTCATACACTACATTCTGTAACACAGATACATTGAAATTGCCTACTCCGGCTGACAACGAAATTTCCACTAACATCGTTATCGATAGTGAAAACTTCTTTGGCAACGCAGCAGCAACAGCAGACTCAGCAGCACAATTAGGTCTAAGCCAATTGTCTATTGATAAGGTTCCTGTTTCATTCCGTATCTATTACAACGGTACAGCATCAGACGCTTACTACCAAGAAGGTACAGGCTTTATCACAAGTCTTGCACCAACTGTAAGTCCTGACGCTCCTGTTTGGGTAACACCAATGACATTGGCTATCGACGGCTCAATGGTTAACGGTCAAGTTGCTTAATAGGCAAAGATGGTAAATCTTAAAGGGAGAGGAAACTCTCCCTTTTTTTAAGGAGTTAATAAATGAATGATGAAAACAAATCCCACAATGTTTGGATCAAAACAAATGAAGAACGTTTACAAGCCTTAGTTGCTGATGAAGCAAAAGGTGCAAGAATGTTAAATGATGTACATGAAACAGTGCGTCAATTGAAAGCAAAGTCAAGTTTCAGACTCGCCTTACTTAATCAAATGATTGAGGAAGAAGAAAAGAAAAAAGACTAAATATAAACAGTGACAACAATTTAACCAAGGAAAAACAAATGAAATTATCACAACTATCAGCAAAACCTCAATTAGTCAAAGTAGAACTAACAGACGAGGACATTATCAAAGAATACGGCGAAGCAATTGAATTCTATACATGGGATAGACAACCCATGGATATCTTTATTAAATTGGCTTCAGCAACACAAGAGAATACAGGTGGGTTAATTGAAGTCGTAAAGACTTTGATTTTAGATGAAGAAGGTAAACAGATTCTAACAAAAGAAAATATGTTGCCTACAAATATTCTTATGAAAGCAATCAGTAAAGTTACTGAGATGTTGGGAAAGTAACAGGCAGCACTATTGATGCAGGGTCACAGGAACTACACATGATTATGATGATTGACACAATGGCAGAAAGATACAAACTTTTACCAAGTGAAATCCTTAGTCGTGGAAGTACCTTTGACCTGTATGTATTAGATGCTGCCATTAGTTATCAGAATCATCAGCACAGAAAGCAAAATGGCAAAGTGGCTGAAGACTATTCCCAAGAAGAATTAATGGCAATGATTAAAAAGACCCGAGAATGATTAAACTAACTATCCAGAATAAACTAACTTCTTCAATCGACAAGATTCAAAAGAAGTTAGAGCAACTTCCAAAAGAAGCATATAAAGAGTTTGTTAAAACTACTCCTATTCGTACTGGTAATGCAAGACGCAAGACTAAGTTGAACAAGGATACGATTGAAGCAAACTATCCATATGCTAAACGTTTGGATGAAGGATATAGTAGTCAAGCACCTAAGGGTATGACAAAGCCAACAGAAGATTTCATCAACAAAAGAATGAAACAGATTTTAAAGGGAAAGTAATATGGCTGACTTAAATTATACAGTAGACGTAAGTACCAG